ACCTGCGCCGCAGCTAACGCAACTTGTGCCGCGCCGTTTGTCGTGGCGAGTCCGGCTTGGGTGGTGGCTGTGGTGGCGTCAGCATCCACAGCAGTGACAAGCGCATCCAACTCAGTCTGATGCGTGCCTGCCATAAACACAGCCCACGCATACGCATCGGCGTTAAAAGTAGCGCTTCCTATTGGCGGGAATGTGGGGATTGGGGTTAGGGCCATAGTTAGATCATTCCTTTGACTGTCAGGTTTAAGCGGGTGTGTGTCGGCGACTCATATGACAGAGTTGCGCTGCCCAGGCCAAACACATTCAACCCTTCATAGTTAGTTGCTGTGCTTGCCACAAATGACACCGGCACATCTAGCACCTGCTGTATCGTTTGCAGAGCGTAGTTTGCTGACTCAAGTGGCAACACAACGCTTGCGCGCATTCCGGTTGCGGCGTTTCCGCGCTTGATAGTTACGCGCCCGGTGGTCTGGTCAGTCTGTATGCGGCTGTAGGTTATTGGCTCGACACTGGCACCGTATTGCGTGCCACCGTAGGCGCCGATGATGCTGCGCCAAAGGCCGAAATTGAGCATGCCCACAACCACGGTGCCTGTGCCGGTGACAGTTACGGTAAATTCAGGCGCGGGGCGCAGTGCAAAACCAGTTTCTATGATCTTGGATTTGGGGTTCTTGGGTCCGAAAAGGTACTCATACAGCCCCAGACTTTCGGCATATAGGCTGATAGTGCGCGTCTCTAGCGTGGTGCCGCCAGCAGTCGCTTTGTGGGTGATAGTCACCGACGTACCTGTTAGGCCATACATGCTGATCGCGTCAGCAAAGCCTGGTGCCACCACCATCGTTAACGGACTGGCAAGTGTTGACGGTGTGCTGACGTAGCTGTCAAAAGCGGCCCATTTAACAGTTGGGCCATAGTCCTCCCAGTAGGTCGCATCGTCCTCTGGCAAGGCCGTGCGTCCGGTGTGCGCCAAGATGCATTTGTATTCTCGGTGGTTGCCGGTGCGGATGCGTTTGTCTCCCAATGCATAGGTTCCAGCTGACACCCATGTTGTTTCGGTGGCCGCTGGCTCGGCAATGCCCGAGCTGGTGAACATCGCCGCCGTGATTTCTGTGGGAACTAGGATGTTCATCAGGCGTCGATCTCCACGAGCATGGGAGACTCAGGGTTCCCGTTTGTGGCGTCAGCGGTCCGGCGTCCCTCTTGCAAGATGCGGGCGAGCAGGCCGTTCATGATTGCAAGCTCTCGCGCTACTTCACTTTCACTCGCACCACCACTGCGCAGCATGCTTGCTGTGGTTTGCGCGTCGAATATTCTGCTTGGGCCTGTTACCTCAAGTTCCGGTCCGTTCTCCCCCACGAGCCGCAAACCGCCCTGGTGGTCCCCGCCTTCGGCAAATCCAAAAATATGCCCAATGCTGGCGATTGCATTCCCAACCCCGCTGACAACATTTTCAACAACGTTTCCAACTTGTTCAACGGCATGCCCGATTCCGTTTGATATTACATTTCCCGTCAAATTATCGACAACAGCCGCAGCTAGAACATATGGGCCATATTCCGCCGCCGCAGCCAAGGCAGCTTCTGACGTTGTTGACGCAGCGGCAACTCCTGCAGCTGTCCCACCCGCTGCTATCGCAGCTTCTGACGCTGCCGCCGCCTCTGTAGCTGTAAGCGGCCCCAAACTCGTTGCAACCAGTGCCCCGCCACCAGTAACCGCTGCGGTTGTTGCTCCGGTAGCGATACCCCCTGATGCTCCTACTGTTGCCCCAGTGAGCGACGCCAGTGCACTGCTGGCTGCGCCTCCTATCGCGCCCATGGCTTCGGATACTGCTCCGGTGATGTAACCGCTAAGCCCCGCCTTGACGCCAGAGAAACCGCCTATCAACTCAGAAAGGCCAGCCTGTATGACGCTAGACAATGCCGACTTGATTACCCCGTCAAGTATGACGGACACCATGTAATCACGGAAACTAAGCCAAGCATCTTTCCCGCTTGTGATTGACGATATGAGAGCCGACGAAAGCCCATCGCCGATCTGCTTCGTGACCTCTGCCCACTTCACAGCGTCCATTTCTTTTGCAAGTTCGCGCGTTGCGTCTGCTTGATCGCGCAGTTGCTGTGACATTTGAGTTACAGGCCCGCCGGCTTCAAGCAGCGCCGCGCTTTGTTCAAGTATTGCGGCCTTGCTTAACTGCACCTGGATAGCGTGGTTCTTTTGCTCCCAGCTGGAAAGCCCCAATGTTTCCCGGTGCTCTTTTAGCTTAACAGTTGCATCAATGATGGATGTGGTTTTTGCGTATACTTTATCCGTGGCGACGATATTTTCCGCTGTGTCGTCTTGCATTTGCTTTATGTTCGATGCAAGTGCGGTATTTTCATCAATCAGATACCGGGTGAATTCCTCGGTATCTTTTGACATTTTGATCTTTCCTGACGATAGCTCAGACGTCAGTTTTATCTGTTCTTCCTGACCTTTTGTCAGTTTCTGCCCTGCGTCGTATTCGGCCTCCAGCTTGGCTGTTTCTGCCATGACTGTAGCCAGGAAATCCATCCCGACGTTTATTGCCTTCTCTTTTTCCGCAGTGTTCGTTTTAGTCGAATCGCTGTTTTCGTCAGTAGCTGCTGTGTGTAGTTTCAGCGCATCCTTATGCTCAGTTGCCTTTTGAGCACCTTGGAAGTGCGCGATGGCTGCATCAGCCATGCTGCCTGTTATTTCATGTACAGATTTAACATTTGCGTCAAGCTGCCCCTTTAGCTTTTGACTTTCAGCGTCAAAGTCAACTGTCTTCTCGGTTACGTTTCGCACAGATGCAGCAAAAGAAGTGAGCGCATCCCCCGCGCTCACAAGGCCAACCATTTTTAAACCTTCGCCGACTTTCTCCAGCACCCATGCAAGCCCCTTGCCAAGCATGTCGTATGCTGTCTGCCAGGCCGTGCTAAATGCCAAGGCCATCTCTTGGCCTCCGAATTTCAGGTACTCCCACCCCGTCATCGTGGCGTCAACAAACGCGATGCCAGCTAATCGCGCTTGTATGAAATTGTCGTTTAGCCACTCGCCGATTTTCCAGCCAGCGAATGCCGCTACCATCAGTCCCAGACCTGACATTACGGTTGTCTGGAATACCCCATAAGTGGCCGTCATGGTGGTGAATGTCGGGCCAAGCGTGGCAACCGTCGTATTGAGCAGCGTAGTCGCTCCAGCCGCTTCAACCATTGTCGCGGCTAGCAAATCTATTCCTGCCGCGCCCGCTGTAAGCATTGCAGGAACAACATAAAACGCAGCTGTGAACCCGAGTGTGACTTGAACCAAAGGGACAAACAGGTCAGTAAGTTTCAGCATGTTCGGCAAAACATCCAGCGCAACCGCACGGATATAACCGTCTGTCTCGCCCTTTAATTTCGCCAGTGATCGCGTGAAGTTTTCAGCTTGCTGCGCCTGCTCGGCTGTAATCTTCCCGTTCAGATTCCCCTTTTCTGCCAAATCTGCCAACATTGGCGAAAGGTCAGCGCCGGATTTCCCGAAAATATTCAAGACAGCCGTTGTTTTGTTCGCGTCGTCCTTAAACCCCTGCAAAGCAATCGCAACATCAAGCATCACCTGATCTGCGCCTTTTAAATTTCCGCTTGCGTCTTTAACACTCACCCCAAGCGCTGAAAACGTAATAGCGGCTTTGCTAGTGTCATCTTCGGCATCACCCATGCTTTTAGACAGCTTTACAAGTCCATTCGCAACATCGTCAATACTGGTCCCAGACAGTTTCGCCGCAGATTTCAATCCAGACAAAGAGTCTACAGACACATTTGTTTTTTGCGACAAATCATTTAGCGCCGCAGCTGCATCAATCGTGGACATCATCATGTCCTTGATCGAGCCGATAGACGTTGCAAACCCCAAAGCGCCAAGGGCTAAAACGGTTTTATCGATGGCACCGTTGATGTGCTCCATCGCTGATCCAACCGATGTTTTGGCATCATCCATGCCCTTTTTTAGCTCGGCCATGTCCGCCGACATGGTGATGACAAGTGATCCTATGTCCATTAATGAGCCTTTTTGTTTTGAGCAAATACGGACGCGGCCACACGGTCAAGGTCATGGATGCAATCCAACTCCCATGGCGTCAACCGCAATCCTGTATTACTCATGTATGCTGCTATTTCCTGCTGCGTCAAAAAGTGGAACTCTTGACCACTAGACCGGCCTAAACGGTTGAACACATCCCATATTGCGGACACTGCCTGGGGACATTGGGCGGATAGCCTGGCGTCCTGGGTTCCTGTGTTAGCGCAATAGCGCTGGAGATGCGTTCGTAAACTGGCCCCGTCGCCTTGTGGCAGGGTTAGTTCAAACTGGCCCCTCGCAAAGTCGGCTAGACTTTTGCGGAGGCCGAGATAAAACGTTCTGCCTCGTCAAGCGCTTTCTTTACTTGCACACGTACCCACTGGCGCTTAGGATCGGTGAACAGCGCACGCGCTGCCGATGCGCTGTATTCCATCGGCTGCCCGCCAGATACCAATCCACTCCAACCCGTCACACAAGCAACCAGAAAATCTGTTTCATCTTCCACATCGTCCAGCGGGTCACTGACGCTCAATTTCCCTGTGCGCTGGAAATCAGCCCGCAGGCGGCGCGCCTTATCGAACATGATTTTCTTGCGCACTGGATGCTCAGGTCCGATGATGTTGATAGTAGCCCCGGTCGGTGCTCCAGTCGCCGGGTTTTTGAGCGTTACGCTGCCGGTTTGAATGTCCTCAAATTGATCGAGGTCAAGGGTGTCGAGTTGTTGCATTTGTTTGCCTTACGCTTGCGAATCTTGAATGGAAATGGTGGTGGCCTCTTTGCTGATGCCAGTGCCGCCTGTGCTGTTGTAAAGCGCAGTGAATGGGATAGTCTGGACAATCGAGCCTTGCCCATCATTTTTTGATGCGCCGCCGAATTTAATGCGAGGCAATGCGATCTGTACGAAGTCAGCCGCCTCCGTGTTGTCAGTCGTGAAAACAGCGTACAGATCAACTTCTGTTTCGTTGATGAACACGTCACGCAAAGTTTCATCCTGAAATTGCGCCACAACCTGGCCGGACACCTTTACAGTGCCGGGAAATGCGTTGGAAATAGTGTTTGATCCAACAACAGGCGCGCTCGTGAACTCCGAGTTAATTTCAACGCTCAACCCGGTAATGATTGCAACCGTCACACTGTTTAGGCGGATAACTCCGTTTACAGCGGCCAGAACGCCTGTTGTCGTTGCTGCAGTTGGCGAAGTGAAATACTGAGATGCCGCCGTTGTAATGTCCTTTCCCATGAAGTCCAGGCCAATCGTCGCCATTCCAGACGGTGGGAGATTGATATTGACCTTACTGACTTTGCACCCACTGAAAACTTCGGACTGTGAAATATCAGAGTACCAGGCTTCGATTGCCCACGACTTATCAGTATGCCCAGTTGCCGGTACATAGGTCTTTTTCCCGATGACTGTTACCGTGCATCCAGAAATCGGGCCTTCTGCAACCATGGAAGATGCATTTGGAACAATGACCGTTGCCACTGTCGCTGTGAGCGCCGTTACCATCAGGTTTTTTGAGATGTTGGATGCATTCAGCGATCCAACAGACAAGCGGATGATGTCACCGATTTTCACGCCATCTGTCAGATAAGACCCAGACCCACGAGTAACTGTGTACGTCGGGCCTGACCCAGCGATGGTCAATGCCACGCTGGAAATTGCACTTACGGCGGCAAAATCGCGTTTCAGCGCTGCGGCGATAAAGTCCTTGTATGTCGCAGGCGAAAGCTCACCATTGATATTGCCGCTCACCTTGCGCACTCCATGCCGGAAGTCGCTAACTTGCATATCCGTGCGGATTTCAGCCGATTCGTATGTGTCTTTTGACAGCCCAAGCGTTGCCTGCACACGGCGCAATGCTTGCGCAGATGATGCCGATGGCACAGTGCCGTATGTTGATTCGACCTTATAGGCCAGCTTCTTGAAAATACCTGATGCGAGAGTCATTTTCTATGCTCCAAAAATGAAAAAGCCCGCTGGTGCGGGCGGGCTAATTTGCTGAAAAAGCAAATGTGTTTAAGTGTTTGGCTCCTGCCAATACACCTGAAAATCAATCGTTTGTGCCAATATGCCTGTGTCACTATCCCGCGTGTCGTATCCAACCAAATCACGGCGCACGCTCACCACAGAGAACCCCGCCACTGTGCCGTGCGCGTAGTTGCACGCTGACCTGATCGCTGAAATGATGGATTTGACAGTAGCGTAATCTTTTGCCAGTGCCGTGCATTCAATGCGGCTTTGCACCAGCATGTTTGCTGCAGATGCGTCAATCGTTGACACTTCAACTGTGGATATGTGCGTCAACCCAATGGCGGGGAGCGCGACGCCCTGCGGAATTTCGCCAGGGTAGACCCGATCCGACACAAGCGCTGTGACAGTTGACGATGCCGTAAGCAGCGTGCGGATTATCTTTTCTGCACTCATGCTGACTCATCCCCACCGTCCGGGATATTGATCCCTTCTTTTGTAAGCCTTGATCGCACGTATTCTCCAACTTGCACAACAGCATCGCGCGAATGTGCATCCAAAGTTATCCGCATAAATGGGTTTTTGCGTGCGCCAGGGTGATAGACAGCTTTATGCGAATGCCCACCAAAAGACAGTGCTTTTGCCTCAACTGGTTTAATCCAGTGCGCTGCTGTTCCAAACTCGACCATGTGTGCGTAGTACGCTTTCTTGTTTCCTGCTGTTACCTTAGCCACGACTGAACCACCAGCCAGCCGCGCAGAAAGGCGGATTGATCGCTGCAGTTCGCCTGGTGTCCATCCGAGAGATGTTTTGTATTTTGAGAACGCGCCCGATCCTTCTACAGGACAGATAGCCTTTGCATGGTCACGAAACTCCTTGGCACCAGCCCTAAGCGCCCCGCGCATGATGTTGTTTTGTATCTTATCGCTAAGGGCGTCTAGCGCTTTTTGCAAATCCGACAACCCTTTGACGTTGATTGTGTCTTCAGTCATCATGTTGTGAATTCCTTGCACGTCAACATGATTGCATCTCTGCGTCCAACTTCTGCAATGCTGACAATCTGCATCACGCGCGATCTGTCAACGATAGTCACCCTCATATCGCTAGTAACATCTGACCTGTAGCGAATTGTGATCTTGGTTGTTTTTTCCAACACACGCACATGCTCTGATGTTTTTTCATTGCCGCGCACTGGGCCTAACTCGTCCAGTGCCGATCCCCAAACAGTTGCGAGCGTTGTCCACGCGACAACTTCGGAACCGTAGCTGTCGCGTGTTACCGACTTGCGCTCAATCAGTATTCGTCGATTGAGATTTGAGAAGTTCATGCGTACACTCGGAAACGATCAACCAGAGAATCGGCAAACTTGAATTCGACCTTCCCACTCGTCGCTAGAATTTCACCCGCACGGTTGAAGTCCTGAGAACCTATCTGCAGTTTTATCCACTGTTTTATTGATTCAGGAACTGCAGCAGCATTTGCATAACCCGCGACGTACCGCACCCGCACAGCATTCGCCTGGTTTAGAGTTGGTGGCCATACCGTCCCATACGCTGGGACTACATACGCTGGCCCGAAATCATCGGCATTATCTAAGCTGTACAGTGTGCTGCTTAGTGTTTGCTCTGTTCCGTCTGTATCGTAGTATTTGACGCTTGTGATGGACTGGACAGGAACACGAGTTAGATCGAATGCATCCGGGAACGCATCCAGAGTAAGCTCCCACGTTTGTGTAATCAACGCCCTGCCTGTGATCTGTTCTGCATACTCTGTCGCAGCATAGATAAAAGAATTTATCTCGGAGTCAGAGTCTGTCGTATCGATATGCAGGTGAGCTTTCGCCTCGGCCAACGTTACAGGGTATGTAGAGGCCGGTGTAATAAGTTTTAGTGCCATTACCGTGATGCCCTTGTTGATGTCTGCACGCGCATCGGTCTGGTGCTGTTTACTGCCACTCGCCCGAATGTCATGGCTCCAGGTATGTACGTTATCGGCAATCCCGATGCGCTGCCAGACACAGTGCATGCGTCTGTGTACGCCGCCATCAGTGCGATAGGGCTTACGTTGGCAACCGCTGACGCGAACGCATCTGCTGTCGTGATCGACATTGACGCAACGCCTGATACGCTAGACGCTGATCCGCTGAATGTAGACGCGCCAGTAGTAAGGCTGGCTGTGGCAATCGGGCTTACATGCGCACTGGCCGAAACTGTGCTATCGGCAGTAGTTAGCGCCCCAGAGACTACCGCTGCTGTTGATGCGCTTGCAGTTACAGTGCTGTCGGCTGTTGTAATGCTTGCTGTTGCTACAGGGCTTGTATATGCGGACCCTGTGAACGTCGAATTCGCTGCTGTGATACTTGCCGACGTAACCGGGCTTACTGATGCGCTGGAAGATACCGTGCTGTCTGCTGTTGTGAGACTGCCAGAAGCGGTAGCGCCACTTGCAGCGGCCCCTCCAACATACAGCCCAAGCGGTTTTGTGCCTAACGGAGACGTGCCAATACTCAATCCGGCCACCCCTGCGAATAGTCATACTGCTGCGCGTCTTGCCACGATAGCGCAAGCATCGAGGCACGGTGGAACTCCGCAGCCGTAAATATGGCAGCATCTCGCTGCGCAGTGCCGACAAATATCTGCTGCGCCAGTGTAGGCGTCATCTCAACAAATGATCCATCCATCGTTTTCCATTGCAGTCCAGCCGGGATGTTTCCACCTAGCATTGCCAGGCCGAGCTGTTGAATGCGCGAGTCTGCGTCAGAGTGGAACCGTTTACCATTGATCGGAAGTCCAGCAAGTTTTCGCGATTCACGTTCCGTCTGTATCGCGTCCCACATAGCCGCCTGCACTTGCGGCAATGGATCGTATGTATCAATGATTTGCTGCACAGCAACATCATCACTGCTCTTCCATACTCCATCTTCCTGAATCAACCAATGACCGGCACTTGTGATGTCTGCGTGCAGACCATGCCCTTTTTCAACGTATGTAATCATTATTTGCACCAGACAATAGGTGGACCGCCAGAAGATCGCGTGACGGTTGACGCCGCTGTTTTGTCTCCAGTGGTGGGGATAGTCCCGTATGTCCCACCTTTTGTGTAATAAATGCAATCTCTTGTACTGCCCTCTCCAAGCCCAGTATTGCCATGTACAGTGTAAGACCTGATGGCTGGTGCGCCGTTGGCTTGCAGCATCAAAAAATACCACCCAGGCGGTATAAACCAATTCCCTGTTACGCTTTTGACACCTGTGGACGTGCAATCAAACTGCGTGCTGGAGGTAAATTCAACGATTGGATTTTGTGGCAATCCATCTGTACCCCAGTCATATATTGCAAGCCGAGCGCTGGTGGACGCCGCCAACGTTGTCACTTCGATTGCTACCCCCGTCAACGGCTTGCCGAAACGGAATTCCACGGGGACGTAGTAATTTGTATTGGCAGACAATGTAATCGTGCTAGCGCTTGAATCTGCCGTTTGACGTGTGTTAAATGGCGACCATCCTGAGCCGGCTATAGCGCTCTGCACAGTCGGCAATGCGGGGGCTTGTGTGACCGTATTGGCACTAAGCAGAATTTGCACATTAGCAGCGGCGTTGCCGATGGTAAGAGCTGTCGCGCCTGTCGATGTGTACGTCGTGGCGTTCCACGTCGCAGCTGGATTGCGCGTCAATACGCCAGTGGAAAGCACAAGCGAACCAACGCCGCGCTCATAGTTTGCAAGCGTTGCAAACGTGGTGTCTGTGTACTCGCAAATCTCGTAATAGACAATGCGGGTGCCAGATGTACCGAAAACGCTCGACGGCTGCGGCCATCCTGTAACCGCAGCCAGGGTTATCGTGCCTGATCCACCAGTCCCATTATGTGTACAGCGTATGGCGTCGGCAAACATGGTTATGCGTTGCCTTCTGTGATGCTGGTCGCACCGAGCGTAATATCCACGCCCGTAGCAATCGCGCCCATGAACGTCATGCCGCCCGATCCGATGTTGATGTCCGCCACGAATGCATCAGCGCTTGTCGTGAGTCGAACCCATGTGGGCGTCCCAGACACATGGCTGCCATTGCTTTGGGTAAACCCGGCCTCATTGAAGTCAATCGCCCCTGAGCTTGCGGTCCCGATGGTCGTCGAGCCTGTCAGCGTGGCAAGCAACGTCGTCGCAGTGCCGCCCGTAGCTGGCTGCGTGCCGTTGTAAAACTTCATCTTCGCCGATGCGCCACAGGCGTCGATGATGGCTTGGGCGCGCGCTGTGCGCAGGGTGGTTGAGAGTCCTAGTGACATTGGTTATTCCTTCGTTTCACTACCGGATAAATCCAGCTGTTTGCAACGCAGATTTGATTGTGTTCAAGTCCGCTTGCAACGTCGGGATTGCCGTAGCTGCAGTTCCAAAATGGTTATGCCGGTGGATTTGATGCCGGTGTGATCTGCGGTACAACAATCGCAACAGCACTGACGAG